ACTACGCAGACATTTGAGTTTACGCTGCCGATGCCGACCGCCGAAATTGCCGCCGGGTATATCACATTTGCGCAAAGTGGTAGCGTGGTGATCGATAAGGCTCTGACAGACTGTGAGTGTGCTGGGCATACTGTGACACTGCGTCTGACGCAAGAAGAGACGCTCAAGCTGCAGCACGGCGATAGGACAGAATTGCAGGTGCGCGTGCGCACGGCTGGGGGCGAGGCACTTGCAACACGTGTATACACATTGCCAACAGACCGCGTGCTCAAGAATGGAGTGATCTGATGCGGATTGATGTGGCATTTAAACAGACTCATCAAACGCTGGAACTGACATTTGATAATTTCCAGCGCGTGGATGGTACTGCGGACTACTACGACGGCACATATGACGTGACGCCTCTGATCACGGCGCAGACGCTGCCAACGCGTAGCAAGACAATGCGCGACGATGTGCGCATCGACATGATCCCAACGCGGGAGATCCCGAACGCCGCTGGCGGCGTAACTTTTATCGTTGGAGGCTGACTATGGCATACAGTAAAATCATTTATGGCGGCAACGTGCTGATCGACCTGACCGGCGACACCGTGGCCGCGGACAAACTGCTGGCGGGCGTGACGGCACACGGGAAAGATGGAGAGGAGATCACCGGCACTTGCGCGTATGACGCCGCCACCGG